ATGAAAGTGGAAATCACAATTGATCGCCAAAAAAAAATGCCGGATGGCGCTGTGCCTGCTCTGGAGAAGGAGCTACTGCGGCGATTGGATCAAAACTTTAATAACTGCAGACTTGTGATTCGCCGGGCCAGCTCTGATGGGTTGACCGTGCTTGGTGGAATGGACGGAGATAAAAAACGTGTAGAGGAAATCCTGCAGGATACCTGGGAAAGCGCTGATGACTGGTTTTGTTAAGTTGAGGTCCAGTGGCTTGCCTGGTTTATTTTGAGGATTTGGCTGTGAGTAAAAAACAAGAAATGCCGAACACCGGCTATGCAATTATCAGATGCGACGATGGTGTGATCGTTGCTCGTCTGACATCCTTTCCAGTATGTGAGCGCGCTCTGATGTACCGGCGCGGCGACACTGTTTCGTTTATGCCTCTGCAACCGGATGAGATCGTTGGGACTCTCTCCCTTTTTTCACAAATGATTGAAAAGGCTAGGTCTGGAGTTGGTTACCAGGTTCCGCCTGGTTCTGTTACACTCCCGTCATAGGCCTGAACAACCTATACCTGCTGCGTCGCGGAGAGAAACCATGACGCAAACCCCCGAAGTATCAAAATCCCATCAGACTGGTGCTCCTTCATCGAGCGCCGGTTTGCTTTCGTCTTCAAAACTAACTTTTCGACAGCAGGAAGTTTTCGATCTGCTGGTGGCCTACATCAATCAGCATGGCTACCCACCTACGCTATATGAGCTGGCCGATATGCTGGGCGTTAGCTCGTCTAATGCTGTCCTGTTGCATCTGCGTGCGTTAGAGAGAAAAAATTTTATAAAACTCTCTCGCCGTGTCTCCAGAGGAATTGCCATCGTCGGGCGAAAGGAGCCTATGCTCGCCGTGCAGCTGCTGCAGGAAATGATCGCTGAAGAACCCGGCGCGCGTGAAAGAGCGATGGAGTTTTTGCGACTGTTCGGTGATCAGCCATGAAGAAAAGTTGGTTTTTACACGAGCAACTTTCAGAGGCTGAGGCTACAGAGCTGGTGGAGCGATACCGTAAAAATAACTGTGTGGTTGAGAAGAGCTTATCCAGAGACTTTGCATCGTGGGAGATCCGCGTGCTGTTGCCGGAATCGAAGAAGCCGCCACAGATTGACAGGACCTACATACAGAAGATGTGGAGGGACTGATGCGAGCTTTGCTTAACGTGGATATTGCACGCCATCTTGGAATTGTGCTGCTTAAGCCGGGTAGTGAATTAATGCCGTTATTCGGTGCTGGCCGAGTTCTTGTTGAAATGCCGCCGGCAAGCATGAAAAAGATACCCAGTGGACGTCTTCCTGATGCCCGGCAGCCGTTGCGGGATGATATGGGGATCAGACCTTTTTTCATGAAGAAGGCAGTTATCACTGCAGCTGGTGGGGTTAGTGCCCTCGAGTCATGGTTGCGTAGGCAGGTTAAAAACTGTCAGTGGACACATTCCGATTACCATCACCATGAGCTTGTCCCGTTTCGCCATTCGACGGGTGTAATAATCGCATGCTGGCATTGTGATAATGAGCTGAAAAACCAAACGGAACAAACCCTCGATCAACTGGTAGGTGTTAACAACGCTGACTGGGTAATCGACACTGTCCGCATCGCGCTTGGTCTGGACGCTCAGCGCTCATTGTCACTGGCGGAGCTATGCTGGTGGGCGGTAGGCGCCGGGATTGGCGATGAAATTACAGAAGAAATGGCGCGCCGATCCCTGCGTATTAAAGACGATGGCATTAAATCGGTTTACAGGGAGAGTGAGATTGTTCCGTCGGTACCGGCCACCAGTATTCTTTCTCCCCGTCTCGAAAAAACAATCAAGCCAACGGCAATAACAACGCCGGGCAAACCTCTGGTTCCTGTGAACGTCGATCCTGTTGCTCCGGCGACACTATTCGCGAGACCTAAGCGGAGCCGATGGTTATCAGCTGATTTTATCTCATGGGTTAAAACACAACCGTGTATGTGCTGCGGGCAGCCTGCAGATGATGCACACCATCTTATTGGCTGGGGGCAGGGCGGCGTAGGCACCAAGGCCCACGATGTTTTTACGATCCCATTATGCCGCAAGCACCACCGTGCTTTGCACCATGACCCTGCCGCTTTTGAGCGTGAATACGGCACCCAGCCGGTATTGATTATTAAATTGCTGGACCGGGCATACGCGCTCGGCGTTCTGGCGTAGTAAGGAGAAGAACAGAATGACACCACGTCAACGCCGTCTGCACCGTGCAGGATTAGCAACAGTGGCCGCCGCCCCGCGCAAAAGCTGGCTGGGCCGATTCACTCCCCTTAATGGCATTCAGTCCGCCTGGATAAAATCTCTGCTTACTGTTTGGGGGGAAGGGATGAGAGGAGGTGCTGCCCCGCGTAAACCATCAGGACATTCATGCTGGCGAGGCATGAAGGGTGATCACTGGTCAGATAAAGCATTAGAACGCTTTACGGCAGCAATTGAGCAGGCAAGAAGTGAAGGGTATCGCGGGCGGCAGGCATTAAGCAGGGCGCATGCCATTTTGTGGCCGAAGCCTGCAACGGTCGCCATTGACGCTGCGATCACTGAGGATGATGTTGAATTTGTTGAACGATGTGTACTGGCGATATTTGAAACGGGTGATCCGGTTTATCTCGTTGGCGTTAACTATTACACCACACGTAAAAAAATCTCAGACATAACACGGGAAATACAGCTGGTGGCGCCATGGTTAACAGACAGTGAGGCCCGGAAAAGAGTGCGCTGGTGCCTAGAAATATTCAGAGCAAAAGCTTTCCTGGCTGTTCATAAGGCGATTCACGCGGATTGACAAAAAGTGCTATTTCCCTTTTTTGGTATTGAAAATGGGCCAGAAAGTTAGATAATCCATTCATGCTTGGCAGAGCTGCGCCACTCGGCAGCGGCATAAAGCGACAATCTGAATATAACGAAGACCCCGCCCGTGCGGGGTTTTTGCTTTCCGGCGATACGACAGGGGTATTCGCGAGATGCATTGCATCAGTACCCCTGTCATATCGTCGTATATCGCATAATTGATTTGCTTCGCCTCACCGTGGCGTAGCGGTCTTAGGCAATAGCTCCCTCTGTTATTTATATAAACAAAAATGTTTATTCTTTGCTTGATGGTATAAACAAAAATGTTTATACTTATCTCAAGTTAAACAGACAGGAGGAGGAAGTGAAGCAAAGCGAGTTGAGGCGTTGGCTTGCAGCTCAAGGGGCAGAATTTAAAGATGGTACTAACCACTTGAAAATCTATCTCAACGGCAAGCAAACGGTAATGCCGAGACATCCGGGGAAGGAAATACCGGAACCGCTGAGGAAGGCAATTCTTAAGCAACTCGGCATCAAATAAAATCCAGCCCCTCGGGGCTGGTACTCGCGGAGGTTCACTTAATCAATATGCGATACCCGGTAATTTTTGAGCATGACGAAACCGGCTGGGCGGTATTCTTTCCGGATATCCCAGAGGCAATGACGGGAGGAGAGACCAGGGAGGAAGCGTTAGAAATGGCGCAAGATGCCCTGGTGACGGCGTTTGATTTTTACTTTGACGACCGCCGGGAGATTCCCGCTCCATCAGCAGAAGGTGATGCGTTTGTTGAGGTTCCGGCCAGCGTGGCAGCTAAAGTATTGCTGTTAAACCGTCTGGTCAGCACCAACACCAGCAATGCTGATCTCGCCCGCATGATTAACACGCGCCCACAGGAAGTGCAGCGCATCGTATCTCTTGGTCACAGCACCAAAATCGATACGATCCAAAAAGCGCTATCAGCGTTGGGGCAAAAGATGGAAATTGTCGTCCACTAATCTCTATATCTCCTAATCAAAGGTCGCCGTACTGGCGGCCTTTTTCATTTCAGGCTCACGGGAATCATCATCGATACGGCTTGTTGTTAAATCAGCCCGATGGGCCTGTTTCTATCAAACACACGCACAGCACCCGCACACAGCGAGGTGAGAGTATGTATCGCATGGACAAACTAACAACCGGCATTGCCTATGGCGCATCAGCTGGAAACGCCGGGTTCTGGATGCTTCAGGTGCTAGATAAAGTCAGTCCATCACAATGGGCAGCCATTGGCGTGCTTGGCAGCCTTCTTTTTGGTCTGCTTACGTACCTGACGAATCTGTATTTCAAAATTAAAGATGACCGGCGCAAAGCGGCACGGAGTGGTGATGGGAAACAGAGCGAAACTTAGTGCCGCAATGCTGGCCCTCATGGCTGCTGGTGCTTCAGCTCCAACATTGATGGATCAGTTCCTTGATGAGAAAGAAGGTAACAGCCTTACAGCGTATCGCGATGGCAGTCAGGGGATCTGGACAATTTGCCGCGGGGCTACGCGTATAGATGGTAAACCCGTCACTCAGGGTATGAAACTGACCCAGGCCAAATGCGATCAGGTAAACGCGATAGAGCGCGACAAAGCGCTGGCATGGGTGGATCGGAATATCCATGTCCCTTTGACCCCGCCACAAAAAGTAGGCATTGCCTCGTTCTGTCCATACAACATCGGGCCCGGAAAATGCTTCCCGTCTACGTTCTATCAGCGGATTAACGCCGGTGATCGTAAAGGCGCATGTGAAGCGATTCGCTGGTGGATAAAAGACGGAGGGAAGGATTGCCGGGTGCGCTCCAATAACTGCTATGGGCAGGTAACACGCCGAGATCAGGAAAGTGCGCTGACATGCTGGGGGATAGATGAATGAGCCGAGTAACCGCCATTATCAGCACCATAGTGATCTGCCTGATAGCCAGTCTTGGCTGGCTAGCCAATCACTACCATACGAACGCCACCGAGTTCAAAAGTCAGCGCGATAAAGCGACTGAGCAACTTAGCCTGGCGAACGAAACCATCTCTGACATGCAAGTCAGACAGCGTGACGTCGCTGCGCTCGATGCCAAATACACGAAGGAATTAGCCGATGCGAAATCTCAGCTTGAAGATCTGCAGCGTTGCGTTAGCGCTGGCAAGTGCGGGTTGCACGTCAATGCCAGATGTCCCTCGAACGGAGCGCCCGGCGCCAGCGGCGTGGGCCATGCTTCCGGCCCCCGACTTACTGACGCCGCTGAACGGGATTATTTCACTCTCAGAGAGAGAATCTCTTTAGTGACAAGGCAGGTTGGCTATCTGCAGGAATACATCGACACGCAGTGTTTAAAATAGGGTGATATAACATAGCATTTTGATTAAAATTTGAGCTTAACTAAATCAACTACTTACGTAAAGGTAGACAAAACGCAACGATTCTAGTATGTTTTTGCTATATTGGTCTTAGTTGTAACCGATATTAGAGCCTCGCTATCAGCGAGGCTTTTTTGTATCCGCATATCATCGCGCACCGCAGCGCATTCAAACCACGTCGAATCCGAACCCTTTGAAATGAGCCTTTGAGGAAGTCAGTTAGTGCTGGCGAGCCTCGACGGGCTGATTTCCTATGCGGCAAAGGTTCATCTCAAAGAAAGGTACACGCTATGAATAATCCGTCAGTTATTCCGGCCTTCGATTTTCGTGAAATGGTCACAACCCTCGATAACAAGGTCATCACCACTTCGCTCAAAGTGGCTAACTATTTTGGTAAGCGTCATAAAGACGTTCTGCGAGCAATCAGAAACCTTAAATGCTCCGAGGATTTCACCCGGCGCAATTTTGCGCCCATTGATTTTATTGATAAAAATGGCGATGTTCAGCCGATGTATAACATCACTCGTGACGGATGCATGATGCTCGTGATGGGGTTCACTGGCAAGACCGCCGCCGCAGTAAAGGAGTGCTACATTAATGCCTTTAACTGGATGGCGGAACAGCTAAACCGAAGAGCTGTCATGGGAGAAGAAATGCAGCACCGGCACGCCATCAAAGAAACTCGCTCAAAACTGAAAGGCACAATCGGCAGTCGGTTGATGAATGAGCGGAAGAAGGAAAAGTGCGTCCTTAAGCTCGAGTATGAGCACATCATGCAGGTGACGCAGCCCGAGCTGCTTATTGACTGATCGAGGCATTACAGAGCAACTTATTACGGCATCTAAAGCAGTTGCGAAGCAAATCCCTTTCACCACTGCTGCCGCTAATCTCTCTGAAACTTTTAGCCAGTTGCGTCAGCAGGCAAAAAAACTTGCCACCCGCCTGGACGCCGCAAGCCACACCGCAAGTCTTGCCGCTACCGTCAGAAGCAAAACAACCGGCGCCACCGCCGGAGTGCTCGCCGACATGCTTGGAAACCTTGCAGAAGAAGCTCGACGGTATGCTGCAATCGCTGACGAACGCTACACAGCAGGAATGACCGGTGAGCGGATTTACGAATCAGTAAGAACGTCTATCCCCAGTAAGGGATAAGATGATGTTTATCCCTTTTTGGGGATATCAACTGTATAGCCTCGCATCTGCGGGGCTTTTTTATTCGCAAAAGGTAACGCGATGAAGAACTTAAAAATTGCATACATAGACGAGAAGCTGGTGGCGATTGAGTGTGACGGATTGTCATGCTCATCGCTGCCCTTTTCACAGTTTCCCTTCGACAGTACCGCTTTAACTCTCCCTCAACTCATGCTCGAGGATGCTTATGCCGCCACGAGCTAAACGACCTTGCCGGCACAGAGGATGCGCGACTGTGACCAATGATGTCGGTGGATACTGTGAGATGCATCGGCAGCAACACGCTGGTGATGGCTGGCGTAACTACCAGCCCGGAAAAACTCGGCAGGAACGTGGTTATGGTCGACCGTGGGAAATTAAACGGGCCCGTATCATGAAGAGGGATAAATACCTTTGTCAGAACTGCAGGCGAGACGGTATTGCCACGAAAGCCTCAAGTGTCGACCACATCATTCCTAAAGCTCATGGCGGTACCGATGATGACTTTAATCTGGAGTCATTGTGCTGGACCTGCCACAGCAAGAAAACAGCAACAGAGAGAACCCGATGAAGAGTTTCAAAATTGAATACGTTGATGGCGTTTTGACCGTTCTGGAGACGGATGGTCAGTCACGAATGAATGAAGCCGTGCATGGCATCCATTTTGAGCATGTCCAGGGCGGCCGCCCACTGCTGAAACTGACGATTGCGCATGATATTGCACCGGCACCGGCTGCTGAGTCGGCTCAGGAACCTTTAGTGGGTGAGCTGGTACAGGAGCAACAATCTCCGCTTCCCGGCGGCCGTCGTTCCCGCCATCGTAGGGGAGGTAAGCAATGATGTATAAACGCACGGATCTGACGCTCTCCATGTTCTATGCATCCAGCGCTGATGCAGACGGGAACAAAGTGGCTACGTTGACAATGCAGGTTATTGCGGCAGAGGCTGGAGCCGTCCAGACCAGCCAACTGCTATGCATCACCGATAGTGCGAAGAAAAAAACGTATAGCGTAGGTGAACAATCTGTCAGTAATGGTTCCGATCCGTTGCTGGTCGCGATTGAGAATTACTGGCGTCAGAGTACGGATACTGTCGTTAAAGGTTTGATCGCCGAGGTGACCGACTTCATCGCGGGGAACATCAACTCAGTGAGCACCTGGATCGGTCAGTTTGGGATGAAGGTGTTCGAGAATCAGCCATTAGATGAACGGCTACCAGAAAGCGTACTGCAGGCCGATGGAGGCTCCGCTACAGCGACAGGATCCTGACCGCCGGAATAACACTGGTGTTCATTGAACGTCTGAGATATGCCGGCCCACGCAATGCGAACCGTATTCGCCGCCGGCGCAGCCGGAATGAGGACCTCCACCTCGACTGAGGCAGCTGCAGCCAGGGGGTAGGGGGGAGCAAATCCCTGACCCCTTTCGCGCTTCGGGACTGCCCGTTGAAGTCTATTTTTACACGCCAGAAATAAGAAACTTTTTTCCGGAAGGTTTCATCTATCAAAGGAACGTTTATGGCCGGAGGAATTCGATCGTCCGGTGGTGGCCGAAAACCCACTTTACCCACCGGGCAAAAAAGCAAATTAACACGTATTGCGCCTCCCGCTGAGTTAATGGGGGAGGCGGCAATAAGAATGTGGAAGACGCAAAGCAAAATACTCATCGACCGAGGGGTGTTTGAGCTGGAGGACGCACCTTTGTTGCTGGCTTACTGCAATGCTTTTCATCTGATGCTCGAAGCCGAAAAAATGCTGGCCAGCGGACTGACCTCAGAAAGTGAAATGGGGGGCCTGAAAAAACACCCTGCAGTTAATGTCCGGAATGACTCGGTTTCCCAGCTTGCCCGCCTGGGCTCTCTGTTGGGGTTAGATCCGCTCAGTCGTCTTCGCATGACCAGCGGACAAAAGGATCCGGATGATGACGGGAATGAATTCGATGAGTTTGACTGATGGCAACCTATCCGAACGTCAATGCAGCGAACCAGTATGCGCGGGATATCGTTGGCGGGAAGATTCTGGCGTGTCAGTTAACGATACTTGCCTGTCAGCGACATCTGGACGACCTCGAACGAGCAAAGGATCCCCACTGGCCCTACCGCTTCGATAAAAACAAAGCAGAACGATTTCTTCGTTTTGCCCAGAAAATGCCTCATACCTCAGGGGAATGGGCCCGGCGTAATCTCCGGATTGAATTTGAAGCCTGGCAGAAGTTCGCTCTTGGCGTACCGTTTGGATGGGTACACAAGAAGACAGGCCTGCGTCGTTTCTCTGAAATCTATATCGAGGTGCCCAGGAAGAACGGGAAATCCGCTATTGCCGCTGCTGTAGGAAATTATATGTTTTGTGCAGATGGCGAGCATGGTGCAGAAGTCTATTGCGGCGCCACGACTGAAAAACAGGCATGGAAGGTATTTTCTCCGGCGCTGCAAATGGTGAAAAAGCTGCCGGCATTGCGGCAAAAATTCTCGATAAAACCGTGGGCAAAAAAAATGACGCGCCCTGACGGTTCGGTTTTTGCGCCTGTGATCGGTGACCCGGGGGATGGTGATTCGCCATCATGCGCCATCATTGATGAATATCACGAACATACTACTGATGCGCTTTACACCACCATGACCACCGGTATGGGGGCTCGTGAACAACCGATGACACTGATCATCACCACTGCCGGCTATGACATTACATCCCCTTGCTATGAAAAGCGTACTCAGGTTGTCGAGATCCTGCGGAGAACCCGTAATGGCGAGGAAAATGAAACCATATTTGGGCTGATTTATGGCCTTGATGACGATGATGACTGGACGACTCCTGAGGCATTAATCAAGGCAAACCCTAACTATGGCATTTCGGTAAAAGCAGATTTTCTGCGGGCTAAACAATTATTGGGTATGTCGACGCCCGGGCAGACAAACAAGATTCTGACCAAGCATTTCAATCGCTGGGTAAGCGCAAAATCAGCTTATTACGACCTGAGAAAATGGATGGATGCAGCCGATAAAAACCTTAAGTTGTCAGATTTTGAAGGGGAAGAATGCTGGCTGGGTATCGATCTGGCCTCGAAAGTTGACCTCAATGCCGTGGTTCCAGTTTTTCGTCGTGAAATAGACGGAATAACACATTTTTACTGTGTTTCTCCTCTGTTCTGGGCACCCGAAGAAACCATTTACTCGCAGGAGACCGCGCTGAAAAGTACCGCAGAACGTTATCAGTCCTTTGTCCGGCAGGGTAAGTTGATCCCGACCGATGGTGGTGAAGTTGATTACAGGCTGATATTTGAAACGATCCTGAAGCTGCGGAATACCGTAAAAATTGCCCAATGCCCCATTGATCCTTATGGCGCGACTTCATTACGTCACATGCTTGAGGAAGAGGGGCTTGAGCCTGTCGAGATAAGACAAAATTTTACCCACATGAGTGATCCTATGAGAGAGATTGAGGCTGCGCTCATCTCGGGGAGATTCCATCATGACGGACACCCCGTCATGAACTGGTGTATTTCCAATATCGTCGGCCAGTACCTTCCCGGAAGTGACGATATTGTGCGTCCCGGGAAGGAAGGGCGGCAGAACAAGATAGATGGTGCGGTTGGTTTAATGATGGGGCTGGGGCGCGCCATGCTTAACAGTTCAGTGATGACATCCGTATACGATGAGGAAGATATAGCATGCTAATTTCAGTTCTGAGTTTTATTGTCGGCCTCACTGGTGCTGGATTGTTATCCGCAGGTGCCTGGCTTATTTCTCCATCAGTGGGATTGATAACAGGAGGGATTATTTGTCTGGGCTGGTCATATATGACAACCCGGGCCTTTTCCTCCGGCGTCAGCAATGGCGGAGGTGAATAATGTTCCTTCCCCAGATGTTCAGGGGCCGACAATATTCGGGTAATAGCTTCTGGGAAGCCATGCTGGGTGGGGTTCGTTCAAGCCAGAGCAAAACTGGCATCATAATCACGCCGGAAACCGCTCTGGGACTTTCAGCGGTCCGGGCCTGTGTCACCCTCCTGGCGGAGTCAGTCGCGCAGCTGCCGTGCGAACTTTACCGGCGGGATAAAAATGGCGGGCGCCAGCGTGCGACGGACCACCCGGTTTATGACCTGATTCACTCCCAGCCCAACAGGAAAGACACCTCATTCGAGTATTTCGAGCAGCAGCAGGGGTTGCTGGGGCTGGAGGGAAATTGCTACTCGATCATCGAACGGGACGGAAAAGGCTACCCGAAAGAGCTGATCCCCATTAACCCGAAAAAGGTCATTGTGCTGAAAGGGCCGGACGGTATGCCGTATTACGAACTCCCGGAAGTCGGTGAAATTCTGCCGATGCGCATGATGCACCATGTGAAGGTCTTTTCTCTGGATGGCTATATCGGCAGTTCCCCCATTCAGACGAACGCCGATGTTCTGGGGCTGAATCTGGCCGTTGAGGAGCATGCGGCAGCGACATTTCGGCGCGGGACAACGATGAGCGGTGTGATAGAGCGTCCGAAAGAGGCCGCGACCATTAAAAGCCAGGATGCTATTGATCGCCTGCTGGCGAAATGGACCGAACGCCATTCAGGTATTCACAATATGTTCTCTGTGGCACTGCTGCAGGAGGGCATGAGCTACAAACAACTGTCGCAGGATAACGAAAAGGCGCAGCTGCTACAGTCGCGGCAGTGGGGCGTGGAAGAGGTCTGCCGGCTCTATAAAATCCCGCCACATATGGTGCAGATGCTGGCGAAAGCGACCAACAACAACATCGAGCACCAGGGCCTGCAGTTCGTGATGTATACGCTGCTGGCCTGGCTGAAACGCCATGAGGGTGCGCTGCAGCGCGATCTGCTTCTGCCCAGCGAACGCCGGGATTTGTACATCGAGTTCAACGTTTCCGGGCTGCTGCGAGGCGATCAGAAATCACGCTATGAATCGTATGCGCTGGGCCGCCAGTGGGGATGGCTATCCACTAACGATATCCGGCGTATGGAGAATCTGCCGCCAATTGCTGGCGGGGACAAATACCTGACGCCGCTCAATATGGTCGACAGCGCGAAGATCCTTCCTGGCGATAAGTCGCCGACAGCAAAACAGCTGGCCGAAATCGAAACCCTTCTGGCCAGAGCCTGATTATTTCCCGCCGCGCGGGATGACCTGGAAGACAACATGACAACGAAATTAATTAACCTGCCGCACCTGGCAGATATGGTCTTTGGCGTGCCGCATTACGTGACGCGGCAAACAATGGACTCCGTGAAAGCGGTGCTCATCCCCCGTATTCAGGGGATCACCGAAGATGCCGTCATTCAGATGGCGTTGAATCCGGGTAAATCACCTGCTGCTGAGCAGGTCCAGCCCACCGGCGGGGTGGCGGTGATCCCCGTTCACGGCATTCTTGTTCCACGCCGGGGGCAGATTACGGCGATGTGCTCCGAGCTGACCAGCTACGAGCGGATCCGCGGGCAGCTGCAGGCGGCGTTAAACGACCCCTCAATCAGCGAAATCGTTCTGGATATTAACTCCGGCGGCGGCGCAGCGGTGGGGTGCAAGGAGCTGGCCGATTACATTTATCAGTCTCGCGACACGAAACCCATCACGGCGATTGTGAACTACAGCGCGTATTCCGCCGCGTATTTCATCGCATCGGCCTGCAGCAAAATCATCGTCAGCCAGACCAGTGGCGTGGGGTCGATTGGTGTGATCATGGAGCACCTCGATACGTCGAAGATGGAAGAAAAAATGGGGCTGACGTTCACCACCATTTACCGGGGAGATAACAAAAATAACGGCACCCAACATGAACCACTGAGTGAAGAGTCGCTGGGTATGTTCCAGGGCATGATCGACGAAATGTACGAGACGTTTACGGGGTCGGTGGCCGAATATCGCGGCCTGAAGCAGCAGGCCGTCATTGATACGCAGGCGGGGCTGTATTTTGGCCCTGGCGCTGTGTCTGCCGGCCTGGCGGATGAAGTCTCTGACCCCCAGGCGGCGATCAATGCTATCGCGGCAAAGTATCAGCAACCCCGTCAAAAAACTTCCATTCAGATGCAGGCAGCCGCGATGGACCTGCAAACCAAAATGTAACCCGGCGCAAACACAAACCGCGTCACCTTAAGCAGCCAGCAGGCTGCTTTTTTTATGTCTAAAAAGAGAGAAATAAAATGCCACATATTGAAGAATTGCGTCGTCAGCGTGCGGGTATCAACGAACAGGTTCAGGCCCTGGCAACCATTGACGCCAGCGGCGGCACGCTGACTGCGGAGCAGATGACGGAGTTTGCGAACCTGCAGCAGCAGTTCACTGATATCAGCGCCAAAATTGAACGCCTGGAAGCGGCCGAACGTGCTGCGGCGCTGGTCGCAAAGCCCGTGAAAGCGACTCAGCAGGCCCCCGGCATTATTATTAAGCAGGAGCCGAAACAGTACACCGGTGCTGGCATGACCCGACTGGTGATGTCTGTCGCCGCAGGCGCAGGGAATCTGCAGGACGCGGCAAAATTCGCTTCAGAAGAGCTGAATGACCAGTCCGTATCGATGGCCATTTCCACCGCTGCGGGTTCCGGTGGGGCGCTCATCCCGGAGAACATGCAAAACGAAGTCATCGAGCTGCTGAGCGACCGTACCATTGTCCGTAAGCTGGGTGCCCGCTCCGTTCCGCTGCCTAACGGCAATCTGACGTTACCGCGCTCGGCTGGCGGTGCAACGGCCAGCTACACCGGAGAAGGAAAGGATGCCAAGACGTCTGAATCAAAATTCGACGACGTAAAACTGAGTGCCAAAACCATGATCGCCCTGGTCCCGATGTCGAACCAGCTGATTGGTCGCGCCGGTTTTAACGTTGAGCAGCTGGTCCTGCAGGATATTCTGACCGCCATCGCTGTTCGTGAGGATAAAGCGTTTATGCGCGATGACGGTACCGGCGATACACCGATTGGTATGAAGTCGCGTGCGACTCAGTGGAACCGCCTGCTGCCGTGGGAAGCGGGTTCCACGATCAACCTGAACACGGTTGATGAGTACCTGGACAAGATTATTCTGATGGCGATGGATGGCAACAGCCTGATGATCCGTTGCGGCTGGGGTATGTCGAACCGTACCTATATGAAGCTGTTTGGCCTGCGTGACGGCAACGGCAACAAAGTCTACCCGGAAATGGCGCAGGGTATGCTCAAGGGCTATCCGATTCAGTATACCAGCGCGATCCCGGTTAACCTGGGCGAAAGTGGTAAGGAAACGGAAATTTATTTCGCCGACTTCAATGATGTTGTCATCGGTGAAGATGGTTCCATGAAGGTCGATTTCTCCAGAGAAGCCACCTATCTCGATGCAGAAGGTAACCCAGTTTCCGCGTTCTCGCGTAACCAGTCGCTGATCCGCGTCGTCCTCGAACACGATATCGGCTTCCGTCATCCGGAAGGCCTGGTGCTGGGTACCGGCGTCCTGTTCTAACCCACCCCCTCTGTTAATAAAGCCCGCATATGCGGGCTTTTCCCTTTAAGGAGAATGCTATGGCTGCGAAAAATAAAGCAGTGGAGCCGGAAGAAACGGTCGTACAGGACAACCATGCGACCGAGGATGCACAGGACAACCATGCGACTGAGACCGCACAGGATCACCGTGCGACCGTGGTCGCACAGGCAGAACGTAAATCCGTTGTGTTCCTCGGTCCGCATAGCCGTTATTCCCGTGGTGATATCGCGTGGTTTGAAGGATCGCACGCCGAAGAGCTGGTTAAGCGCCGTATCGCGGTATGGCCGAAGGATGCCGAACGCGCGCTGAAACCGAAGCCGGGAGACAGCGATTTTGATACTGACATTGGATGATGTGAAAACCCAGCTACGCCTGGAACTGGATTTCACGGAGCATGACGCCATGCTCACGCAAATGGTGAATGCCGCGCAGCGGAGCATCGAGCGTGATTATTACTGCAAGCTGGTCACCAGTGATGAAGAGCTGCAGGCACTCCCGGAGACCGTCCGCGGATTTATCGCGGATGAAGATATTCGGCTGGCCATTCAGTTTCTGGTCAGCGATGCGTATCTGAATGGCCATACCGGACAGTGGCTGGAAACCGCTGCGGTGAGGCATCTTCTTTTCCCCCTGCAGGAGCATACGCTATGAGCCTGAAACCGGGTGATATGAACTGTCGCATTGCGATTAGCTACGTTCAGTCCGGTCGGGGGCCGCTGGGCGAACCGCTACCGGAAAAGCAGGTTGAATCGGGAAAAGCGTGGGCAAAACGGGAGCTGGTATCGGGGCGGAAAGTCCGCACGCTGGATCAGCAGCAGGTGGTGGAAACCTGCCTGTTTACGGTCTATCCGGGTGTGCTGGTTGATATTGACTGGAAAATCACGACGAAAAATCTGGTTTATACCGTCCGGAATATCGACCGCAAAACAGACCGGATCATTATCACGGGGGAGGCTGACGGGCGGCATGATAGAGCTGGCGATTAAGGGTGCGCTGGAGCGCATCACCGGCATGAATGCGTATCCGCTTTTACTGCCGGACACGCTCCAGGAAGGTGCGACCTTTCAGCGTATCTCTGACCCGGAAATGGTCTCGGGAATGTTGCGAACGGGGATTGTCTCTGCCCGTATCCAGGTGAATCTGTACCGTCTCGATGATTACACCTCACTGCTGCAGCTGGATAAAAAAATTTGGACGGAACTGAAGTCCGTCGTTCATGGCCAGCTGGAGGGTATCCCGGTTCAGTATGTGGAGCGAGGCGGTATCCATCAGGATAAAAACCAGCTGACGAATCGTCGCATTCAGTATCGCCTGACCCGCGATTTCATCATTCACTACGTGGAGGACTCCTCGTGATCCGAATGGAAGTTAAAGGGCTGGATGAGCTGGAGCGGCAGTTAATGGCCCTGGGCGAAAAAGTGGCGACGAAGGTATTGCGGGATGCCGGGCGCGAAGCGCTAAAGGTCGTCGAGGAAGATATGAAGCAGCATGCCGGCTTTGACGAAACGTCTGCCGGGCCGCACATGCGGGACTCAATCAAAATCCGCTCTTCCACCCGCAAGGGTAAAGGGAACGCGGTTGTAACGCTCCGTGTCGGCCCCAGCAAGCAGCACCATATGAAGGCGCTGGCGCAGGAGTTTGGCACGGTTAAACAGGTTGCAGACCCCTTTATCCGACCCGCCCTGGATTACAACCTCCAGACCGTTTTGCGCGTGTTAACCGTGGAAATCCGAAACGGCATTGAAAACAGGTAGCATCCGCTGCCGTATAAAAAGAGAGAGAAATATGGCTGATAAAACTTCGCCTGAATATGCGATGTTGCCGGCGGGCACCATTGTGAAATACGGGGAGCCTGGCGCTGCCACGTCAGCGCTGAAACCGCTGATTAATTGTAAAGCGTTGGGTGCAATGGGACAGACGGGGGGCTTTGTCGACTGCACCACGTTACTGGATAAGCAGAAACAGTCCATCAGCGATCTGCCTGACGGGCCTGAAAAGTCGCTGGGCTTCATTGATGATCCGGGCAATACCGATTTTGCCGCGCTGCTGAACGCAGCAGAAGCCCGCAAGACCATCCAGTTGTACGTCGAATTACCCAACAAGCGAACAGCGACGATGCTCCTGGCGCTGTCCGGCTGGCAGATGAATGAAATCGCCGCTCCGGCGAATGAGGTCATCCAGATCACTGTTCAGGGTAAGCAGAACAAGATCTCCTGGGGAACCGTCGCTGTCTCCGGCGGCGCCTGATTAACTTAACCTGTAAACAGCCACCTTCGGGTGGCTTTTTATTTTTAAGGACTACCTGTGAAAGATAAAGATTACCTGTCCACGCTGAAATCCGCGTTGCTTAAATCGGAGCCAACCGTCATTAAAACCGAGTTGTTTGGCGCCACCGTATTCATCCGCCGCCTGACCGGGGATTACCTCATCAGCTACGAAGAGAAAATGGCTGAAACCGCAAAAGCTGGCGCAGCGCGCGAGGCATCGGAGCAAGTCATCCAGATCGTCATCGATGCACTGGTTCAGCCGGATGGAACGGCCATTCCGGATGAGTTTAAACCCACGGCAGCCGAGCTGCTGAAGGCCCATGAAAACCCCGAACTGCTGGCCGCAGTGGAAAAAGTGAAGCAACACGCAATCGGCAAGCTGGAGGAAGCGGAAAAAAACTGAGTGACTCGCCCTGGCTGGAGCTGATTTTCTGGCTGGCCGACCGCTGGGGCGAGCCTGACCCATCCAAAATTGCCGCATTGCCGGCAAACACTCTGTACCACTGGCGAGCCTACTTCCTGAAACAGGGCACTTTCCGCCGTCCTGGCGATGAAAACGCGCCACCTACCGAAACCACACCTGCGCCATCCCGGGTCGATGATGAATGCGCGGCAGTCATGAGGGCATTAATGTAATGGCAGACGTCGCATCTTTAGCGGTCGGGCTGCACCTGAACGCAGCCAGTTTTAAATCCCAGCTGCTGGGAGCGTATGGCGATGCGGAGAACCAGTCACGACGGTTTAACCGTAATGCCCAGGCGGACGCGAAAAAGACGGAGGACGCCTATAAGAAGGTCGGTCTGTCGATATCCGGGATGGCCAGCCGGCTGGCGGGGCTGGCAGGAGCCGGCCTTTCCATCGGCACGATCGTCACCACGTCCAGACAATATGGACAGGCATTATCAGACCTGCAGGCCATCACCGGTGCGACTGCAGCTGAAATGAAAGCGCTGGATCTGGCTGCGCAGGAAATGGGGCGCACGACAGAGTACAGCGCCAGCCAGGCCGCCGAAGCGTTAAAGCTGATGGCGTCGGCTAAACCGGAGCTTTTAAAAACGTCCGATGGACTGCAGAAGGCTACGAACAGCGCGCTTATCCTGGCGCAGGCCGCCGGCACAACGCTGCCCGATGCGACCAGAACGCTGGCGCTCTCCTTAAACCAGTACGGGGCGAGCGCGCAGGAAGCGGATCGTTATATCAACGTGCTGGCTGCCGGCGCGAAGTACGGATCGTCGGAGATTGTGGATACAGCGGCCGCCATTAAAAATGGTGGCGTCGCAGCCGCACAGGCCGGCGTTGGTTTTGAGCAGCTGAATGCCGCGATTCAGGTGCTGGCAGAGCGTGAAATTAAAGGCGGTGAAGCCGGCACGGCGCTGCGTAACGTCATCCTGAACCTGGAAAAGGGCACAGACAAGAGCCTCAAGCCGTCCGTGGTTGGTCTCAGCCAGGCGCTGACCACTCTTTCCGGGAAAAATCTCTCCACGGCCCAGGCCGTAAAACTGTTTGGCGTGGAGAACCTGAATGCGGCGTCTATCCTGGTCCAGAACCGTTCAAAGCTTGATGAGCTGACCGCTTCCCTGACCGGTACCAAAACGGCGCATGAGCAGGCATCCATCAGGGTTAACAACCTGAACGGCGATTTGCTGGGGCTGAGCAGTGCGTTTGAGGGGATGGTCATTAAGATCGGCCAGAGCAGTAACGGGCCACTCCGCAGCGGGATACAGGTTGCCACGGAGGCACTGAACAGCCTGGCAGACAATTTCAACACCGTCTCCAGCGTGGCGCTTTACAGCCTGATCCCCGTGCTATCCACGAAACTGACTGCAGGGCTGCGGGAGAATATCGCGGCCTGGCGGGAAAGCCAGGCGGCGGTAAAAGCGAGGGCGCAGGCTGATGCGGATATTGCCCGCAAAACGCTGGATTCGACAGCTGCCATCCTGAAACAGAACGACGCTGAGTTTGGCCATTACCGGCAGATGGAGCGGACGGCTAAACAGTACGGGATGAATATCAGTTACCAGGATGAGTTTACCCGGCTTATCCGGCAGGAAACTGAGCAAACGAACCTGGCCAGCCAGGCGAAACTGAAACTGGCGGCGGCAAACCGGCAATTGTCGATATCAGCCCGCGCGGCCTCCGTTGCGGTGGGGCTGGCAAGAGGCGCATTAAATTTAATCGGTGGTCCGTTCGGCGCCGCGATGCTGGCCGGTTCGGGCCTCCTTTACTTTCATGAGAAAGCAAAGGAGGCCAGGCAGTCAGCCATTGATTTAAAAGATGCCGTAGTCGAAACCAGTGAAGCGCTGATGCGCCTCTCGCTTAACCAGTTAAATGTGAAGCAGTTCGACCTGGAGGATCAGTACGAAAACCAGGTCGTGCAGCGTAACCAGCTGATGAAAGAGATTCAGGATGCCGACAGTCGTATCGACAGCCTGAAAGGGTTTGACCCCTTCGGCCAGCTGGAAGGGGTAACAAAAGGCCAGGCGCGTGCACGGGCGGATCTCGATAGCGTTAACGAGGGACTCCGCAAAACCGAGGAAAACATTAAGCGTGTCAGTGATGCAAAAACACTGGCTCAGCTGGGTTTATCGGGAAAAATAACCTCCCTTACGGACGATCTGAAAGGGGCGTTGAGCACGCCCCCCAAAGAGACCGGAGAGGGAAATCCCTGGGGCGGCGATGGCGGTACCGGCACGGGGAAAGGCAGTAAGTCCAAGGTCGACCAGTTCAAAACGCTGCGGCAGCAAATTGAAGAAGCCCATGCGTCCAGCCTGGCCAGAATTAACCTGCAGGAAAAGGACAGTAACAGGGAGCTGCAGGAAGCGGCGAAGAAAAATGGCGCCAGTGATGCTGACCTGCAGCGCGCGCTGTTAATGAACGCAGAGAACTACCAGAAACAGCGACTGGATCTGGCCGCGCAGTATTCCCCCGCCCGGGAAACTCTGCGAAAAGAGCAGGAAGCCAGCCGGGACCTGGCTGAGCTTTTCAAAGCCCGCCTTCTTGATGAAAAAGAGTACCAGGCCGCACGAATAACGCTGGCCAGAGATACCGCGAAAGAGCTGCTGCAGGCGCATGCCGATGAAATCGCGGCGCCGGCACTGGATATCGCCGGCGAAGTTGATCCACTGGTCTCGCTGCGCAATCAGCTTGCGCAGCGGCAGGCATTGCTGCAGGCGTACTACCAGGGCAGCGCGATCAGCAAAGAACAGTACGAAATGCTGATGCAGAAGGCGACGAAAGAATCCGCCGATGCGCAGTATCAGACGTCGCTGGAGTTATACCGATCACAGGGAGAATTCCAGAGCCTGGCCGTCGGGTTATTTGAAACGGCCCATGAGCGCTCAAGCAACTTCCTGACGAGCATGCTGACGCGGACGAGAAGCTTTAAGGAGAACATGGCTGACCTGTTTTCCTCGCTCACGCAGTCGGTCATAAAAAACCTCGTTGATATGGCCGCTCAGGCGCTGGTCACCAGTTCTGTCATGCAAACCATTATGGGCGTGGTGGGCGTCGGGACCAGCGTTTTCACGGGCGCCGCAGGTGCTGCAGATGCAGGTTCGGGGACGGCGATCCAGAATGCCGCCAGTCACTTCCAGTTTAACGCCAAAGGCGGCGTTTACGACTCACCGTCGCTGAGTGCATACAGCAACCAGGTCTACGATTCTCCGCAGTTCTTCGCTTTCGCAAAAGGGGCCGGCGTATTTGGCGAGGCCGGGCCGGAGGCCATCATGCCACTGACGCGTGCCGGCGATGGTTCGCTGGGTGTACGCGCTGTCGGTGGAGGTCAGAACGCCGGCGCGTCGGAAGGGCCAAAAGTCTATATCACGATTGAAGGCGGAAACACCTCAACGCAGGCGCCGTCTGGTTTTGAGCAGTTTGGCCAGCAGATCGGCTCGTTTGTGGAGAAAAAATACAGGGAGCTGATGGCGCAGGATATGCGCCCTGGCGGGATGGTCTGGAATGCAGTTAAAGGGCAACGCTAATGGCTATTGAGATATTCACCTGGAGTCCGCGGGTTAATCCCCAGCAGACCGTTAACTTTCGTGTCCGGAAGGCGCAGTTCGGTGACGGGTATACGCAGGTATCCGGCGATGGTATTAACACCCGATCACAGGATTGGGAGCTGAGTTTTGTCGGTACGGAGGACTATATCCGTCCGATTAAGCAGTTCTTCGACCGTCATGCCGGCACCCGCGCGTTTCAGTGGACCCCGCCTCTGGAAGAGGTGGGGCTTTTCCGCTGCGAACAATATAAACCGGTGCCGCTGGGCGGCGGAAATTACTCACTTTCAGCCACTTTTATTCAGGCATTTAAACCATGAGTCTTAACGCGAATTATCAGAAGTTAGAGCCAAGCGATGAGGTTCGTCTCCTGGAGATCGATGGCCAGGCGTTTGGCCTGGATGAGGTTTTGTATTTCCACGGCTATAACGTTCCCCATACTGCAGCCGAAATCCTCGCCGCTGGCGGCGATCTGGATAAGCTGCCGGCGAAAAGCATCTGGTGGCAGGGGCGGGAGTATAAAGCCTGGCCATGTGAAATCGAAGGGATCGAGTCATCCACCACTGGCAGCGACGCGCAGCCAACGCTACGGGTAGGGAATATCGACGGAAAGATATCCGCGCTCTGTCTTCATTACGACGATCTGGCTCTGGCGCGGGTTGTCATCCACGACACGCAAAAACAGTATCTCGATGCGAAGAACTTCCCGGAAGGGAATGCCTCAGCTGATCCGACGCAGGAGAAACGGCGCCTTTTCTTCATCGACGTAAAGCATTATGAAGACGATGAGAAGGTGGAATTTACTCTCTCCAGCCCGTTTGCCCTGCAGGGGATGATGATCCCCACTCGCCAGCTGCATGCGATTTGCACCTGGTGTATCCGCAATCAATACCGCAGCGGTAACGGGTGCGACTATGCCGGCACCCGGTATTTTGACAGGAACAATCAGCCAGTTGATGACCCGTCGCAGGATGTCTGCAACGGAACGCTCACGGCCTGCAAATTACGTCATGGTGATAATAGCGAACTGCCGTTTGGCGGGTTCCCCGGCACTTCATTAATCAGGAGCTGATATGCGTCAGAAAACGATTAAGGCCATCCAGGAACATGCGGCCGCAGAATATCCGCGCGAGGCCTGCGGCCTCGTCGCCCAGAGGGGCCGAGCGGAGCGTTATTTCCCCTGCCGGAACCAGGCCACAGAGTCGAAAGATAATTTTGTGCTGGCGCCGGAGGATTATGCGGAGGTTGAAGAATGGGGAACGATCACCGGTATTGTTCACAGCCATCCTGATGCCACCACCCAGCCGAGCGAACTGGATAAAGCGCAATGCGACGCGACCCTTCTCCCCTGGCATATTATCAGCTGGCCAGAAGGCGATCTCCGTACCATCCACCCGCGTGGTGAGTTGCCGCTCCTCGAGCGACCATTCGTGCTGGGCCACTACGATTGCTGGGGCCTGGTGATGAGCTATTTTCGGCAAACCCACGGCATCGAGCTGCACGATTACCGCGTCGATTATCCGTGGTGGGAAAAGGAGTATCCGGACAATTTTTATCAGGACTGCTGGTATGAATGCGGGTTCCGTGAGTTTGATGGTCCACCGCAACCGGGTGACATGGTAATCATGCAGGTGCAGGCGGATAAGTGGAACCACGCCGGGATTCTGCTGGAAGGGAACCTGCTGCTGCATCACCTGTATGGCCATCTCAGCAAGCGCGTGCCGTATGGTGGGTACTGGATGGAAAGGACAATGAAAATCGTTCGATATCATTCTCTATGTTAACCTTTTGTTGAAACAGCAAAAGGATATAGGGAATGAAAAAAGCTATCTTCGGAGCCACATTACTTCTGGCATCATCAACTTTTGCGGGAACAGTTGATGATTATTTATCACGCCATCCGCAATTAAAAGAAAGCGCCACTGTCGATATTTATGTGAAACGCATGGCATTCATGATGGCATTAATGGATGCACAACAACGATATAATAGGTCAGACGATGACTTTATATATCAACTCCTTTCAAGCAATGGTGATAAATATGCAAGGATGGGCGTAAGGAAATTTGCCCGTGATTGCAGGATAGAGAGGAGTATAGGTCAAAGTGGCGATCTTAATAAAGAAGAGTGTGATTTAATAATTAAGGCAGACAAACAAAAATAGGTTAAATAAAAAGCAGCATTTGAAATGCTGCTTTTTTCTGTTAGGTGCCAAATGAAAGAAACAATGACCAAAATAATACTTTCTGGAGTATTAGGTAAAACTTTTGGGAAAATTCACTATCGTTTAATTAGCACTGTTCATGAAGCAGGGCAGGCATTATCGGCAACGATACCAGGCTTCGAAAGATTCATGATTACCAGCAAAGAGCGTGGACTAACCTATGCGGTATTTAAGGGTGAAAAAAATATTGGGAAGGATGATTTAGGATTTCCTGTTGGTGGTGAAGTCATCCGAATTGTTCCTGTTTTAATTGGTAGTAAAAAGGCGGGACTGCTTCAAACAATTCTTGGAGCAGTTATTATTGTTGCCTCTGCTGTCGGCTCTTACTTTGTTCCTGGCAACCCCGTGTCAGCATTTGGTTATAAAATGGGGGCTGCTATGATGCTCGGTGGCGTCGTTCAGATGCTTTCCCCACAGCCAGCTGGCCTGGCACGAAAAGAATCCGCTGACAATAAAGCGTCCTACGCCTTTGGGGGAGTGACGAACACTGCCTCTCAGGGATACCCAGTCCCTTTGCTTTATGGCAGACGCCGAATTGGCGGCGCCATTATATCTGCCGGTATTTACGTAGAAGACCAGCAATAAGTTTTATTCAGTAAACCATCCAATTCAGGCCACCTTGCGGTGGCTTTTTTTATGGGCGTAATATGGCAAATAACATAATTAAAGGGCGCAAGGGTGGCGGCTCAAAGCAGCGTACACCGACGGAACAGCCGGATGATTTACAGTCCGTTGCAAAAGCCAAAATTCTGCTCGCATTAGGTGAGGGTGAATTTGCAGGTGGTTTAACCGGGAAAGATATTTATCTTGATGGCACCCCGCTTGAAAATGCTGATGGTTCGCAAAACTTCAGTGGCGTGTCCTGGGAATTTCGCCCCGGCACGCAGGCTCAGACTTATATTCAGGGTATTCCCGGTACTGAAAATGAAATCAGTGTAGGAACGGAAGTTTCCAGCAAGACAGCCTGGACCCATACCTTTACTAATACCCAGCTTTCTGCCGTTCGTGTCCGCCTGAAATGGCCGTCCCTGATGAAACAGGAAGATGACGGCGACGTGGTGGGCAATACCGTCAAGTATGCGATTGACCTGCAGACCGACGGCGGCGCCTGGCAGACGGTGCTGGAAACCGCTGTCACGGGTAAAACCACCTCCGGTTATGAGCGGAGCCATCGTATTGATCTGCCCCATGCCGGCAGTACCTGGACGCTACGCCTGCGTAAAATCTCTCCGGATGCAAACAGTGTCAAAGTTGGCGACGTGATGACGCTGCAGAGCTATACCGAAGTGATTGACGCGAAGCTGCGTTATCCCAACACCGCGCTGCTTTATATCGAGTTCGACTCCAGCCAGTTTAATGGCTCCATTCCGCAAATTTCCTGTGAGCCGCGTGGGCGCGTGATTCGTGTGCCGGATAACTACAATCCGGAAACCCGCGAATATACCGGCGTCTGGACCGGCGGGTTTAAATGGGCCTGGACGGATAACCCGGCCTGGATCTATTACGACATTGTTATCGCTGACCGTTTTGGTCTCGGTAATCGTCTGAGCAGCGCCAATATTTCGAAATGGACGCTGTACCAGATTGCACAGTACTGCGATCAGCTGGTTCCTGACGGGCGCGGTGGTGACGGCATGGAGCCGCGCTATACCTGTAACGTCTACGTCCAGGAACGCAACGATGCTTACACCGTGCTGCGAGACTTTGCCGCCATTTTCCGGGGCATGACCTGCTGGAACGGTGAGCAGATTGTTGTGCAGGCTGATATGCCGCGTGATGTCGATTTTACCTATACGCGCGCCAATATTGTCGGCAAACCCCGTTATTCGAGCAGCAGCAGCCAGGTTCGGTACACCAACGCCCTGGTTTCCTGGTCTGATCCGGATAATGCTTATGCTGATGCAATGGAGCCGGCGTTTATCCCGGAACTGGTTTCCCGCTACAGTTTTAACCAGCTCGAAATGACCGCGATTGGCTGTACGCGCCAGAGCGAAGCCCACCGTAAGGGGCTGTGGGGCATACTGACCAACAATAAGGACCGCATGGTCGAAATTGATGTGGGGCTGGACGGTCGCATTCCTCAACCCGGTTATATCATTGCCCTGGCGGATGAGTTGCTGGCCGGACGGGTCAACGGCGGGCGAATCAGCGCGGTGAATGGCCGGGTGATTACGCTGGATCGTGATGTGGATGCCAAACCTGGCGACCGCCTCCAGCTAAACCTGCCATCCGGGATCTCACAGAGCCGGACCATTCAGGCTGTTAACGGACGCCGGCAGATTACGGTCACAACGGCGTACAGTGAGACACCAGAACGGGAATGCGTCTGGGCCATTGAATCCGATGACCTCTTCCTGCAGCAGTACCGGGTTACAGGGGTAAAAGAGAACAGCGATGCCACCCTCACGATCACCGGCGTGGCACATGACCCGGATAAATTCCCCCGCATCGATACCGGCGCTATTATCGACCAGCGCCCGGTTAGCGTATTGCCGGCGGGCAACCAGTCACCTCCTGACGATATTGTCATCACATCCCGCTCGGTCGTGAATCAGGGGATCAGCGTCGAAACGATGCAGGTTAACTGGTCAGCGGTCAGCGGCGCTATTGCCTACGAGGCGCAGTGGCGCCGTAACGACGGGAACTGGATTAATGTGCCGCGCAGCTCGACCACCTCGTTTGAGGTCAGCGGCATTTATGCCGGTCGTTACCTGGTTCGCGTCCGTGCGATCAATGCGGCGGAGATCTCGAGCGGCTGGGCGTATTCCGAAGAGAAAACCCTGACCGGTAAGGTCGGCGAGCCGCTGGCACCGCTGGCGCTGGCAACCCGTTCGCTGGTTCATGGGGTCCAGGTTAGCTGGGAGTTCCCGACCGGCTCCGGGGATACGCTGCGCACAGAACTGCAGTACAGCAAAAATCAGGACGGCAGTGCACCGATGCCGTTATCAGACGTGGCCTATCCGGGGAAAAGCTATCAGCAGATGGGCCTCAGTATGGGCGCAGAATTCTGGTATCGGGCGCGCCTTGTGGATCGTCTTGGCAATGAAAGCCCGTGGACCGGCTGGGTCCAGGGGATGGCCAGCGATAACTTTGATGACTACTACGAAAACCTGACTGACGCGATCAAGGATACGGCTGCCTGGGAGGAAACGCAGCGCACCATTAGCGAAACGCAGGAAGGTATCCGCAATACGCAGCAGGAACTGGAGCAGACCGCTGAAGCTCTGCGTAAGGAAGCCGAAGACCAGGCGAAGCAGGTCAGCCAGGATATTGATGCATCGGCGAAAAACATCACTGCTGATGTTGACGGGAAGATCTCCGCCGTGAATAAAACCATCACGGATGAGATCACCTCGGTCAATGAGGCTCTCGATTCTGGTCTGGCTCAGGCAAACAAAGGTGTTCAGGAGGCAAAATCCGCCGTCGCAGATGCGAACAAGCAGATCGCAACTGTGAACAAGTCGTTGACCGACAGCATCACCCAGGTAAGACAGTCAGTCACCGATACGGCTGCGGAAATCAACGCCACCATCGACCTGGAGATTGCCAGGGTCAGCAAAACGCTGGCCGACGGTGATGCCGCATTGAATGCGCAGATTAAAACTGCCGAGAATGGCCTGAAGCAGTCGCTGTCTCAGGTCAACACCACGCTGACCAATGCGGTGAAACAGGAGACCGCGGATCGTATCGCTGATGTTAACGCGAAGGCGGCACAGGCCGCTGATGAACTGCTGGCGGCAACGCAGGGGATTGAGGCGAGTATCGAGAGCCTGTCTGAGGCCGTGACCTCCGGTGACGAAAATCTGGCACGCCAGATATCACAGATTGCCGCTGGCACAGGGGAGCAGTTTGACGCTCTGGAAATCTGGTATTTCGACAAGGATGCCGAAGGCTGGACGGAAGACGACAACGGCTACACGCCAATGAGCGTCACCAGCGATGGCTGGCTGAAAGCCAACAATTCGACTTCAACCTGTCGATCCCCTAACGGCCTGACGATCGATGCCCATGCTTATCGTTTCATTAAGATGCGCATTAAAAAGGTTGGCAACCCAACCTGGAATGCCAAAATGTTCTGGATCGGCGCTGATGAAACCGGCTGGAATGCTGGTCGCTCCGTGGTTATCAGTGAGCCGGAATACGATGACAAGGGTATTGCGATTCTGACCCTGCACGACATTGAGTGGCGGGATTCGACAACGATTCGTCGTTTCCGCTTCGATTTCACAACGGGCCAGGATGCGGACAACTATCTGTTATTTGACTGGATCGCCGTTGGCCGGCCAGCACCCGGCGCCAGTACGGCGGCTCTGCAGGATGTGCGCAGTACGCTGAGCAACGCGCTGACTGCCGAAGCACAGGCACGCAGCACGCTGGCGGCGCAGATGCGTGGCTCCTATGAGGGCAGCGATCTGGATAAAGTCACCTCCGGGCTGCTGTACCAGGAAAAAACCGCGCGCGTTACCGCCATCTCGGCAGAGGTTAAGGCCAGAGAGTCCCTGCAGACGCAGTTTAACGACAACAAAGCTGCCGTTTCTGGTGAACTGAGTTCTCTGACGACAGAGCAGAGCGCGCAGGCGAGCCGTATCGGTGGCCTGGAAACCAGCCTCGGGAAAAAAGCCGATGCGGCCGCGCTGACGTCCCTGACGCAGAAAGTTGAGCAACAGGGCGCCACGCTGACATCGCAGGGCGCCGCGTTAACATCGCTCACTAACCGGGTTGGCCAGACGGAAACGGGCCTGGCTGGTACGAATGAGGCACTGAGCGGGCTGCAGTCTGTTGTTACCCAGCAGGGCGACAGGATAACCAGCCAGGGTCAGTCCATCACGAAACTGACGAGCGATTTGGGCACGACAAATGCCGCGCTGGCGAAGAAAGCCGAAGCGGCTGCGGTCACTGCCTTAACGCAGCAGGTAGAGCAAAACGGGCGGGATATTCGCAGCAATACTGACAGCATCACCAGCCTTTCGAATCAACTGGTCAATGGCCAGCCGAATCGCTGGTCCCGTCGGATCTATCCGGTGCAGCTGGCTAACGCCGGGACAGTCCCGTCATTCAGCGATGTTCTCGCTGTGGCACCAACGGTCGTGGATGAGGTGGCCGACGCGGCCAAACTGGACTTTACGTCCGCCGGCAGCTATCTGATCGCGCTGTATTCCTGCCAGGTGAAAGTGGCCGCAGATACCACCATCACACTGGCGCCCGGCGCCAGGGTTTTTGATGATACCGGCGCCATATTTGTGAACGGGGTTCAGGTCGCCTGGGGTAACGCCAGCTGGAATACCGTCAGTTTTGAACTGAAAGCCGGCTGGAACACCGTTGAATTTCTGGTGAATCAGTGGACCGGCCAGGCGTATATCAACCTGGGCCTGAAGCTGTCAGACAAGGTTGCTGAGATGTACTCCGGTCTCGGGGTTTCCGCGCTGGCAAACGCAGCCGGCGTGCTCAGCTCGAATGTCAGCCAGATTGGCAACGAGGTGGTCAGCAATTCGCAGAGCATCACCCAACTCCGGAATGCGCTGACGCAGACAGACGCGAACGTGGCCAGCAAAGCGGATCAGACGGCGATGAACTCGCTAACCGGACGAGTGGAGAAAACGGAATCCGGGCTAACGGCTGCTAACGCCAACATTACCTCGCTGAAATCCGCTGTACGGGCCGGAAACGCATCAGGCGGAGATTTAATTCCCAACCCGACATTTGACCCGGCTTACGACCAGATGGGGTTTAGCGTCGTATCCACGACGGCTGAGGAGGTCCCTCCTGGCTGCCCGTATGGTTATGCGGCCCGAATTGCCAGCCGGGATCACCATCCTAACTTTGCCGCGTTCCCGGCCACGCTTAACGATGTGATTGAGATCAGCGCACTGGTTGCCTGCGGCGCCGGCACGGCGAATTTTAATCTGTATGTTGGCACCGCCGTTCGGCCAGATACGAGCACCGGTGCGCCACTCATGGCGGGGGGCGGAAAATCACCTTCTGCGACCTGGCAGAGAACCACCTGGCGCTTCAAGGTCACGCAGGCGATGGTGGACAGGGGTTATATCCGCCCGTTCCTGCAGATCTCGCAGAACAGCCCGTATGGCACCGTATGGTTCGTTACGGACTGGCATATGCGAAATGTGACAGCGGCGCAAAAGGTTCAGGATACTGCGGATGCCACGGCGGCCGCGGTTGACTCCCTGACCACCACCGTGACGCAACAGGGTAATCTGCTGACCTCGACCGGCAACCGGACAACTCAGCTGGAAAACGGGCTGGCAACCACCAATGCCGCAGTGGCCAAAAAGGCTGATGCAACAGCGGTGCAGGATTTGACCAATTCCGTCACACAGCTGGGCAACGACCTGACGGCGGCAAACAGCGCCATCACGAAACTGACCGGAAATCTGGCGAATACCGATAAAGCGCTGGCGCAGAAAGCCGATGCGACAGCGCTGGCCACGCTCGACACGAAAGTGACGCAGCAAGGTAAAACGCTGGAGAGCCAGAGTAATTCGCTGACGAATCTGTCGAACAGCCTCTCGCAGGTCACGGCAGATATCGATGCCAGCGGTCAGATACCGGGTAACCTGGTCGTGAATCCCTCGTTTGAACGCGGGCTGGCTGGTTATACCGGGCAATCAAGCGCGACCAGTGTGGTGGAACTTTCCGTTCCTCACAGCGGGACTCGGGCGCTGAAGGTTGATCCGGGCAATGTGACTCCGGGGCAATACATCCCGTTTGTTCAGGGACGAACCTATGAAATCGGGGTGTGGGTCAAGGAACCCGGAGCGACGACGGATAATGGCGCGGGGAACAATAAGCTGCGGATCGGCAACTCTGCCGGTCAGCCGGTTTTTGAGCGTCCGTACAACAGCGGTACGGTGGGGACAAACTGGACCCTGATTTCCGGTCGCTGGAAAGCGACAGAGACAGGCAATCTACCAGTAACGCTGAATAACTATCTGAAAAGCGGCAGTCGCTACTTCGATGATTTTTACGTCACTGACGTTACTGACCGGGTGGACATCGATGCCACCGCCGGCGCCGTTACCGGTCTGACGAGCCGGATCAGTACAGCGGAAGGGACCATCACCTCGCAAAGCCAGCAGCTGACGAACCTGCAGAACAGCCTGAACACGACCAACAGCAATGTGTCGAAGAAGGCCGATGCAACGGCACTGACCTCGGTCGATAACCGGGTGAAAGAGGCGGAAGGGAAACTGACCACGCAGAGCCAGCAGCTGACAAATCTGGCGAATGTGCTGACGGCCACCCGCAACGCCGGCGACAACCTGATCCCGAACTTTGATTTTCTGCAGGGCAGCACGGCCTGGGATATTCAGTATCCAGCCGGTGTGACCTTTGGCGATTTCGGGGACGGGAAAGCGGGGGTCCGGCTGAACCGGACGACTAACACCAGTCCGGGTATCTTCTCCAACAACAACAAGCCGGTGCCGCTGAATGGCCAGCGCAAGTACCGGGTGGTGGTGAAGGCCAAAGGTGTTTCCGGCGCGATGAGTCTGCTGATCCGTCGCCAGAACAAAATCGGCCAGACGGACAGTACGTATGAGGATAAAACGGTCACGCTGACCACTGACTGGCAAACCATCACCTGGGAAACCGGATTGACGGCTGCCGGCGCGGACGGGCAGAACTTCAAACTTTATTCTCATCCGACAAACGGTGAAATCTGGCTCGATTCCGTCCGGGTGTTTGATATCACCGATGAAACCAACATCAAGGCGACCAGCGATGCTGTTTCGTCTCTGACCGGGACGGTGACGAATCAGGGGAACACCCTGACATCACAGGGGCAATCCATCACGGCGCTGAATAACGCGCTGGACGGGGTCAAAGGTGATGTGGCGAAGAAAGCTGATGCGTCGGCGGTCAGTTCACTGACCAACCGGGTTACCCAGACTGAAAAGGATATCCGTAGCCAGGCCGACAGCCTGACCAGCCTGAATACATCGCTGAAGCAGCAGGCGACACGGGGAGCCAACGTACTGCCGGACGGCAGTTTTGAATCCTATGCCGTCGGCGATGTTCTCAGTAATGCCCGCGCCGTTATCACCGGTGAAGCTGCGCACAGCGGGACCAAAAGCCTGCGTGTTACGCGCAGTACGGAGTACAACCCGAACGCGACGGATAATAACGATACCCATATCTTTTCGGGCATGCAGGTTCGCGATAACGCGGTCTATTACGTGGAGGCGTGGGTTAAGTTGCCGGCTGGCTCGACCGCCGATCCGACCGTTTATATGGTGCTCGGATTTTCCTTCCAGGATTCTGCCAATGGCTGGTCGTGGCCTGGCCTGAACGTGAAAGTCTCCGAGTTGTCGGTGGACAACTGGACAAAAGTCAGTGGCTATCTAACCAACAACCGAACCGCGCTGAAACAGGCAATGGTGAGGATCTCCATCCCGAATACACCAAAAGTTCGCCTGGGTGACGCCTTCCTGATTGATGATCTGATCATCACTGACGTGACCGATGCGAAAGCGGCGCTCGATGCCGCCGATGCGAATGCGCAGGCGCTTTCCAGTCTGTCCGCGTCAGTCACGCAGAACGGGAAGAATATTACGTCTCAGGGCAGCGCGATCACGAAACTGCAGTCGGATGTGACGCAACTTGGTAAGGATATCAGCGGCAAGGCCGATGCCAGCGCGCTGACGAATCTGACGACCCGCGTGACGGCTACCGAAGGCGGTCTGAAATCGCAGGGAGACAGCCTGACCAGCCTGCAGAACAGCCTGAACACGACTAACAGCAATGTGGCGAAGAAGGCTGATGCAACGGCGCTGCAGAGCCTGCAGAACACCGTTGAGCAGCAAGGAAAAGACCTGACCGCGCAAAGCAACGCGCTGACGAATCTTCAGAACAGCCTGAGCATCACCAACGGGAATGTGGCTAAGAAAGCCGACAGTGCGGCCGTAAGTATGCTTAGTGACCGTGTCAGCGCTAGTGAAGGAATGCTGACATCACAAGGTAACCTTTTGACCATGCTGAAAGGATCGCTGTCTTCCGGCAGTCTCATCGGCAATGGTGGAATGGAATCAGATTTATCGCTGTGGGTAGATTCGGGGACTGGCTCTGGATTTACGTACAACGATGCTGAAAAAGCTTTGCAAACAACTACAGCCTCCATCCGGACGGCAAACATCACGAAAGTACCCGTAGAGGCAGGGACCGTCTTGACGCTTAGTCTTGAGGTGCGAAGCTCGGTTACGATGACAAACGTATCTACCGATACGGTTGGTGTTATTGCAGATTTGTCGGATCCGGTGAACTGGCTTAGCTCTACCACGAAATGGTTGAGCGGTGTAACCACCGACTGGCAGACCAAAACTTTTACCCTGAACATTCCGGCTACTTTTATCGGTAATTACGTGTATCTGAGACTGGCCGCTGGGACACTGACACCATCAACAGCTCGCTTGTTGATCCGTAACGTAACGCTGTTTTCCTCGAATGGTGTATCACAAAAGGCCAGCGCGCAGTCGGTAAGTGACCTCACTAACCGGGTCACCAGTGCAGAAGGGAAGATCACCTCCCAGGGGCAGGCTATCACGAAGCTGCAGGGCGATTTGAGCAGCACTACCGATAAGGTCAACACCAAAGCGGATCAGACGGCTCTTAACGCGCTGACTGGCCGGGTGGAAAAAACCGAGGCAGGCCTCACGGCAGCCAACAGCAATATAGTCAGCCTGACAGCGGCAGTGACCGCCGGGAAGGCCGCTGGGGATGATTACATTCCGAACCCGTCACTTGATCCAGCCTATGACCGTATGGGGTATGACGTGGTGGAGACCACTGCTGCAGGTGTGCCGGCTGATTGCCCGTTCACTTATGCTATTCGGTTGGCCGGGCGAGACCATGTGCCAAAAATCAACAATATCGCCGTGACACCGGGCGACGTTTTTGAAATGTCTGCTCTGGTAGCGTGTGGTGCCGGCAGCGCCGACTTTAATTTTTATATTGGTCGTGCCACCACCGCCACCGATGGCATCAAGGCGAGAACTTCCGGGGGCAATACTAAGACCACCACTGCGTGGAAGCGTGCCACCTGGCGCTTTACGGTGCCGGAGGACACGAACTTCTTGCGCCCATTCCTGCAGGTTAATCAGAGCAGCCCGTTCGGCACCGTCTGGTACGCTGCCGACTGGCATATGCGTAACGTGACAGCGGCGAACAGTGCGCAGAAAACCGCAGATGCGACCGCAAAAGCGGTGGATTCACTGACCACCACGGTTAGCCAGCAGGGCGATATGCTCAGCAGCATCGGCACGCGGACCACCTCGCTGGAGAACAGCCTCCGGTCGACAAACGATACGGTGAGTAAAAAGGCTGACACGACAGCGGTGACGCAGCTGCAGGGCACGGTGACGCAGCAGGGGAATGACATCGCGGCAGCCAACAGCGCGCTGACAAAACTCAGCAGCGATCTGGCCACGACGAATGCGAATGTGAACAAAAAAGCGGACGCAAGCGCGATGAACACTCTGCAGAACCAGGTCACTGAGCAGGGCAAAACACTCAGTGCGCAAGGGGATTCTCTAACGCAACTGAGTAACAGCCTGAGCCAGACGGCAGCGGATATTGACGCCAGCGGGAAAATGCCGGGCAACCTCATTGTCAACGGCAGTTTTGAGCGCGGCGCGGCGGGCTTTACCGGCTGGAGCAGTACCGCGACGGTGGCCGATTTACAGGTTCCGCATGCGGGTAACAAGGCGCTGAAAATGTCCGCCGGCCAGTCAAACCTGGTCGGGCAGGAAATCAGTATCACGCAGGGTCGTACCTACCGCATGGGGGTATGGGCGAAGCAGGACCCGGGAACCACGATTAAAGATTCGGGTAACACGAAGTTTCGTGTGGCCGACAGCACTGGCCTGCTGGTCGGCTCAAACTACGGACCGTTTAGTTCTGGCTGGCAACTGGTAACGTTTGACTGGAAAGCCACGAAGACCACGACGGCCAGTTTCCAGCTGACGACCTTCCTCAGCGCGGGGGCAATGTATTTCGATGATTTCCATGTCCTCGATGTTACGGATGAAAAGGATATCGCAGCTAATGCCGGGGCCATTTCTCAGATGAATACCCGCGTCACCGCTGCTGAAGGGGCTATCACGACCCAGGCGCAGCAGCTGACGAAACTCAGCGGCGAGCTGGCCGTCACGAATGCGGCGGTCAGTAAGAAGGCCGAGCAAAGCGCTGTCACCGGGTTGACCACCCGGATGACGTCTGCCGAGGGTAAACTGGATTCGCAGTCGCAGCAGCTCACCAGTCTGCAGAACAGCCTGACCACGATGAATACTGAGCTGGGTAAAAAGGCTGACACGTCCGCGGTGAGTTCACTGACCGGTCGCGTAAGCCAGGTGGAAAACACCATCACCAGCCAGTCGCAGAGCATCACGTCGCTGACCAGCACCATCAATACCATCCGCACTCAGGGAGCTAATCCGTGGGTTGACGGTACGTTTGAAAGCTACAGCGATGGCCAGGTGCTGGGCGGGAACGGCGCAGCCGTTGTGGTGGCGTCTCAGAAATTCACCGGCGGTAAGAGCCTGAAGTTGAGACGGGATGAGAACAACAGCGGCAACAGTGATAAACAGCTTGGCACCTGGCAGTCAGTCCGTGAGGACGCGAAGTTCCGGTTTGAGTTCTGGGCCATGATGCCGGCGGATCAGGCGCCCTCCTCCGGGTGGACAACGCTGGTAGGTATCCAGTCGCAGAATGCTGCCGGGCAAAATGCGTGGCAGGCGGCGGTCACTGTCAGCGAAGCCTCTCTGGGCGCGCGTGATAAGTGGGTGAAATTCACGGGTATCGCCAGTAACAACGGGGCAGGCAGAACACGCGCGGTGGTCTGGATCTCCACCCGTGGCGCCACCGGCAACGGTACCCCTGGCTATTCACTGTATATCGACGATCTGGTCATCACGGATGTTACCGATGCGAAAGCGGCACAGGATGCCTCTGACGCGACGGCGAGCGCCGTGAGCGGCCTGACGGCGCGCGTAACGGATGCCGAAGGGAAAATCACTGCCCAGGCGCAGCAGCAGACAGCACTGGCCACGAAAGTGGATAACGCCAACTCCCGCGTCGATAACATGGCGAAGACGCTGAGCGACAGCCAGAGCACACAGGCCAGCCTGAATACCTCGCTTCAGTCGCAGATTGACGCGCAGGCGGCCGCCAACATCAAAAACCAGACGACGCTGGACAACACGATTAAATCGGTGGCCAGTATCACCAGTACCCAGCAGACGCATGCAACGGCACTGGAGGCGCTGGCAACGCAGCAGACGACCCTGACATCCAGTGTCGGGGATCTCAGCGCTTCCGTTCAGAACACCGCCAAAACCGTGGCGGATGTGAATGGTACGGTGAGTTCGCTGTGGTCGATGAAGGTTGAGACGGTTAACGGGAAGAATGTTGGCGCGGGGATTACGCTGGGCAGCAATGGTGAAACGAGCGACATGATCCTCTACGCTGACCGCTTCTCGCTGTTTAACCGTAATAATGCGACGGCTGTTCCGGTGATGGTTGCCGAAGGCAATGAGCTGTATATCGATACGGCACGTATCAAAAACAGTTCCCTGACCTCTGCCAAAATCGCGGACGGTTCCATTACGAACGCGAAGATCGGTAACGAGATCCGCTCGAATAACTTTGTTGATGGCTCGCAAGGCTGGCGTATCGCCAAGGATGGCTCTTCGCAGTTCAATAACGTGATCGTCCGTGGCAGGGTTGAAGCGAATAGCGGCGTGTTCCGTGGCACTGTCCAGGCGGATTCGTTCATTGGTGACATTGCGGTGGCCAAAAGTTACGACAGCCTGACTTTCCGCCGCAACCAGACGGTACAGCGGAACGGTGCGTATCAGAACAGGGGGTATAGCATGACAGTGGTTCTGGCCTGCACCCTGGTGTGCCAGACCTATGGGACGGGCAGTGGCCTGGGGTATACCTCTGATATTACGTTCAACATTGGTGGGCAGGAGGTAACCCGCCGTATCTTCGTCGATGCCGGTAATATCACAGGCGGCACCACGGCCTTTGAATTGCGGTTTGCCGCGCGCCTGGATGCTGACTACAACAATGTCGGCTTCTTTATCAGAGCGTCAGGTCGTACTGCCGCGATTGATTACACCTGCACAGTCGAGAACATCACCGCAACCGCATTTCGGACGGACAGCAGTTCATTTAGCTAACAGAGGCCCCGTAAGGGGCCTTTTCTTTTTCCAGGGAAAACCATCCAGGAGCAACTTTATTATGGCGATGTATGAAGTCGGCACCGTCACGGGTGCAGCGTCGCAGGCACGGGTGACAGGTGCGACAACAAAATGGTCACAGGTGGCGCTGGGGATACTGCCCGGGTCGATTCTGGTGGTCTACCGCAGCGGTAGTGCTGACCTGTATGCGATCAAATCCGTGGACAGCGACACGCAACTGACGCTGACCCGGAATATCACCACCGCATTTTCCGGTGCCAGTTACGGCATTATTACCGCTGAAACCGCCAGCACCTCGTCGTTTGCTAACCAGCTGGCCAGCGCGTTTGCATTCTGGCGTAGTGTAGTGGAGGGCTGGTCGATGGCCCTGACCGGCAGCGGCAATATTTCCCTGACTGACCCGATCACAGGAAAGCAGGTGACCGTGCCGGCGATAGCCGGGATGGCGAAAGTATCGGATCTTAACGCGCTGGCAAAACTCACCGGAGGAAACAAACTCGACGGCTCGCAGGTTATAACCAGCGATAATGCCGGTTTTATTCTCGGTAAGAACTCAGATCTGGCTCTGCTCAAAAAACAGGGGCAAGGCGGGACAATTGCCGTTGGCTCGGGAAAACCGTTCAGGGTTCAGCGTTCAAGAGCGACCACTGTATCACCGGCAGGCACCTTTGATGACATCCTCGTAATAGGCACCGATAACCAGACGACGTTGCCTGGTGGATTATCTGCTGGCGGCAACATCGATAACACGTCAAAGGGGAAGGTCCTGACGCAGGCGATCGAGCTGTCAATGAGCACGCCTTATATTGACTTCCACTACAACGGCAGCAGTGCGGATTACACCGCTCGCCTTATCCACGACAGGCAGAACCGCCTGAACGCGCAGGTGCAAAGCTTTTGGGTTACGGACGGGAGGATCACTGCGTCATCGACCATGCCAGCCAACCCAGCCATCGGAACGCAACTGACTTCCAATCCGGTACGCTCATTGATGGCCGGGCGAGGGGCCTATGGTGACGTGGACGGCGCTTACGTGCAAATGTACATGGAAGAGCAGGTCGGGACTGAGCACCGGCTTGTGTTGTACGCGGATGGGTTCGGACGTACTGACGCATGGATTTTCCGGGCTGGCGGCACCATCACCACCGGGAAGGGTGACGTTATGACCACCGGATCAGACGTGCGGCTGAAAGAGGGTTTCACAAAAGCGCCTCAGAACGCTTTGGATCGGGTCGACCGTTTAGGTGTGTGTGAGTATCTGATGAAGGGAGAAAGTCGAAGGAGGCGGGGTTTTATCGCGCAACAGGCTGAAACCGTAGATTCAATTTATACATTCACGGGGATCGAACAAGAGATAGGCGGAGATAGATTCAAAGTGATGAATGTGGACTATGTAGCCATCATTGCGGATCTTGTATCGTCGGTGCAGGAACTGAGAAAGCAAGTCACTGATTTAATGGATATAAACAGTCAAAAGAAATGA